AATACATCTGAGTTGGCCAAAGTCTTTGGTCAGTCAGATGTAATATCGCCGATTGCAGTTGACCATCTAATCCGTGGAGTGTTTGGATCTGCCGGCGGCTTGGTGCTGTATGCGACCAATCCTTTCCTGTGGCATGTGACCAGTCCCAATACGCCTCGTCCATCCATCTCCTTGCGGGATGCGCTTGCTACGATTCCCAATGCCAGTGGATTTGTTACCAAAGAGTATGAGACTGGTTTAAAGAAAGACTTCTTTGCTTTGAAGGAAGAGGTTGATCGTGCGGCCAATACACTGACTGATCTGAAGCAGCGTAATCCTGAGGACATCAAGGACTACATTAAGGATGAAAAGGTGCGTGCTCGCTTGGGACTGGCTCCGGTGGTTAATCAAATTAACTCTCAGCTCAGCACTATCCGCAAGTCAATCAGCACGATCACCAACTCTACCCTGCCCGCAGATGTGAAAGAGGCCCGCATTAAACAACTACGGGCCACTGAAGAGAAGATGCTTAAGGGTATTAATCTTAAGAAGCTAAGAGATATGGCGCAAATATGATACCTATTAAAGAATTTATCGAATCAAATAGTTCATGCGTATTGGTTAAAACCGATTTCAAAGTTGATTTAGATTTGCTGACAGATTTTTTTGAATCTACGGTTTTAAATAATAAGAAAACATATCAAGGGGCCAAGCGCCACGGCGGGTGGAGTGTTCAGAGTAATACCGGCGACATATCAGATGGTTGGCAGGCGGGCGGAACTCCTGGTATTAGTAAAGAGCGAATGAAAAAATTGTTTGCACATGGTACAAAATTCAAAACGCCCACTGCTCTTTACCAAGGAGCTATGGAGCAATTGATTTCCGAATTAACTGCAAAACATTTTGATGCAAAACGAACTCGCTTTGCTGATTTGGAACCAAAAGCTGGATGTGAGTGGCATGTAGACGGCGGATATGAAATTAAACAGTATGGCGTTTGGAGGGGCCACATTGCATTAAAAACAAATCCGGAATGTTTGTTTATGTTTCAGTCTAGAGATAAGCAGCATGTGCTTAGTTATAACATTCCTGCTGATGGCCACCTATATTTGGCCAATATAAACTGTACTCACAGAATAGAAAACACTAGCGATGAATCTCGGATACACATCCTGACGGATAGTGAAATACCTATTTCATCTTTCCAAGCTAGTGTTGAACCCATCCTATCTTTTGAAAAAGATTTAGTAACCCATGCTTAAAAGGCGCTCAATGGTAACGTTGAGCGCGTCTATCTCGTCCATCTTTCTAATGGCCCACGCCCGCTTCTGACCGTGCCAGCCCATGAAGCTGCCCTGATGGCAGTCCTTGCACAGGGCTACGCACGTGTACTGCAAGCCCTGCTTCACATGGTGTGCATCACTAGGACCTGGTTGATCACAGACAGAGCAAGGCAAAGACTTCACCTTGGCTAGGTGATCTCTTTGCTTGGCCGTTAGTGTGTTGTTCATAGGCGTATAGATCTCTCTTTTAACATGGCTTCTGCCAGATCAAATGCTTCCTTAGCCACCTGCTGATCGTCACCCTTACCGGCTAGGGTGATTGTGAAGGCGGCGTAGAAATCTAGGAGGGTAATCTCTTCGATGGAGGGCGATTTGATCTTGGGGCGCAGGGCTTCAATTCCCTCTAGATTTTTTCGTGCCACTAGACTTCTCCTTCATTTGTAGCTTGAGCATCTTGTTGACAAGGACTGCTGTAACTTCCTTACCACCGATGATCATGCCTGATGTAGCCTTGTCTGCCTTGACAATATTGATGGCATCTTGGACGGCTTTGTTGTAGCCGCTAGCGTACAGGGGGCCACCCTCAACAATCATCGTGATGGCATCACGTACCAGTGCGGAGGCCTTGCGTTCTCCAGCAGCCGCCTTGAGCTTCTTGTAGATAGGCTCAGGCAGATGAACTGAATATGGGATTAGGCGTTTTGTTTCCATGCTTTATAAGTCTCATTGATTTGTAAAAGTAGTCGAGCTTTTTGTGGGCTCTCGCGGATCTCAGAGCGAGATTGAACAAGAAGCTTTTCACGCAACCACTCTGTGGCCGGCTCTTCTCCTAGATCAAAGACCTCACCAGACTCAACCAAGAAGCGGTGAAAGTACTTATCTTTACAGAGCATAGCGGCCAGCTTGACTGGATCAATCCCATATTCCTCACCGCGGTTCATGGGTTGTTCGTCACCATTCAGGCGTACCATGACAACCTGATAGCGGGCGCCAACGAAATCCCTGATTAACTTCTCAGGGATCTCGTCTGGGTGGATGGACACGGTCAGCATAAAGCCTGTCCTGTCCTGCTTCAATGCAACCTTAACGGCTTCGTATTGAATTGTTTCCATGATTAGAACGGAATGTCCTCGTCTTTTAATGGAGCTTCCTGCACGGGTGTACGTGGTGAAGCAGGGTCTGCCGGCTTGAAGTTATTCCAAGACAGCTTAATCCATGCGCCGTACTGGCCATCTGCGTTATAGCCTGACAGCTTGATAACGATCTCGTCGCCATCATGCTCTTCCATAAGCTCTTTCAGGGTGCTGCGTAGCATTACGATCTCGCCTTTATGGTCTGGCTGACTGTCTTTTGTCTTGTATGAATTGACAGAAAGTTTGCCTTTGTTTGGATAAGTAGCCATTACACGTTTCCTTTCAGTGCATCTTTTTTGGTTTTAAAATCTACCATTAAATTGGCATGGTCATGGGCTGAGAGCTCTTTGAGCTTGTCAAAGATACCTCGGTTGGTTTTGAATAGATCCATTACGTCCTTCTCTGATTCTGCCTGAGCAAGACCGTGGCGGGCGGCGTCTACAACGATCCCAATCCAGTCGCCTAGGTCTGCGCCTGGCTCGGTAGTTACCTTTAGTTGCCATGGGCCATCGCCACCTTGCATCTTAACCGGCGGCTTAGGTGTAGGCTTGGGCTCGGCCTTAGGCTCTGGTTTAGGCGCCGGCTTTGGGTCAGCCGCAGGAGCGGAGTCAATGGCGTCCCCTTCCAC